CATTCTGCCGTAGCAACATCCTTAAGTATGCTTCACGTTACGATCGTAAAGGCACTGCCCGTCGTGATATCATTAAGATCCTACACTATGCACTGTTGCTACTTCACTTTAACGACAAGTCTGCTAACACTGAACCCTATCCTCAATGAATAAAGTGATTTTATCTGAACAAACTTTGCAAGTACTAAAGAACTATTCTACAATCAATAGTTCTATTCTTATTCGTGGTGGCAATCAATTAAAAACTATTAGTGTTGGAGAGAATGCACTTGCTGAATTTACTTGTGAAGAAACTTTCCCTCAAACTTTTGGTATCTATGATTTAAACCAATTTCTTTCTGGTCTTTCTTTGTTTCAAAATCCAGTACTGGAATTTGCAAATGAGAGTTATGTAACTATCAGATCTCGTGGACGCTCTGCAAAGTATTTCTTTTCAGACCCTGAGATTACATTGAAGTCTGCTCCAGAAAAAAATATCAAGTTCCCCGGAGCAGATATTGATTTTAATATCTCTTGGGATGAAATTGAGTCATTGCGAAAAGCAGCAACGATTTATAATCTTACTGACTTAGTGTTTAAATCTGAGAATGATCAAATTAGTTTGTATCTTCGTGATTCCGAAAACGAAACTAGTAATGATTATTGTCAAACAATTGCTGGAGAGACAACTGGAGATCATGAACTAGTTCTTAAAATTGAGCACATTCGTCTTCAACCTGGAGATTATCATGTTAAAGTGTCGAAGCATCTTGTATCTGAGTGGCGTCACACTAGACTAGATCTTGTTTATTACATTGCATTGGAGTTTTGATGAGTAAAAAGTTTCTTTGGGTAGAGCAGTATCGTCCTAAAACGATCAATGATTGTATTCTTCCCGACAACCTAAAGAAACCTTTCTTAGGATTTGTAGAGCAGGGAGAGATTCCTAATCTGCTTCTCCTTGGGTCTGCAGGCGTCGGTAAGACTACTGTTGCTAAAGCATTGTGTGATGAGATTGGTGCCTCTTACATCCTCATTAACGGATCAGACGAGGGACGTTTCATAGACACTGTTCGCAATAAAGTCAAGACATTTGCTTCTACCGTTTCTCTAGTAGGTGGAGCATCACACAAGGTTGTCATTATCGATGAGGCAGATAATACTACTCATGATGTGCAACTCTCTTTGCGTTCTTTTGTTGAAGAGTTTCATAGTAATTGTCGATTCATTTTTACTTGTAACTTTCAGAACAAGATCATCGAACCATTGCATTCTAGATGTACAGTTGTTGACTTTAGAATTAATAAAAATCAAGAAGCAAAATTGCAGGAGCAATTTTTCTATCGTCTGAAAAATATTCTTGATGAGAATCAAATTGAATATGAAGACAAGATTGTTGTTAAACTAATTCAACGTTACTATCCTGACTGGCGTCGTCTAATTAATGAATCCCAACGTCACTCTGCATCTGGTAAGATTGAGACTGATGTTTTAGTTGACATCGCTGACATCAACTTAGATCATTTGATTACTTCTTTGAAAAACAAAGAGTTTACAACTGTTCGTAAGTGGGTGATAGAAAATATTGACAATGATCCAAATATTGTCATGCGAAAAATTTATACAATCTTGTATGAAAACATTAAACCAAAGTATATTCCTGAAGCTGTATTGATCCTTGCTAAGTATCAGTATCAAATTGCTTTTGTTGCTGATCAAGAAGTAAATCTTTTGGCATGTCTTACTGAAATAATGATGGGGTGTGAGTTTCGATGAAAGTACCTACACATGAAGAACTAGTTCATCTTAAAATACAGGCAGCAATGCGAGAAAATGCTTTTCCTAAAGATGAGATGATGTATCTTGGTGAACGTGCAGGACACCACTGGTATCTTATTGCTGGAGAGCATGAAGTATCTGCAAATCAAATAGAAGATTTTGAAAATATCGATGAAGAAGACGACACCTGAAAACGTAAAGGAAGCAAATGAAGCATTGTTTCATGCTACAATGAACTTACCCCATGCTGCTGTTCATTGTGGAATGACAGAGCGTGAAATGAAAATGATCTTTCGTGAATACCTTAAATACCATGCCCCAGACTTTGAAATCACTGAAGACGCCACTTAGATATCCTGGCGGTAAAAGTCGTGCCCTGAGTAAACTCTTCCAGTATATTCCAAACCTGAAAGATTACACTGAGTATCGTGAACCATTCTTGGGTGGTGGATCTGTGGCACTAGAAATTGGAAAGCGATATCCACACCTAGACATTTGGGTGAACGATCTTTACGGACCACTCTACAATTTCTGGAGAGTGCTTCAAGACCAGAGTGACGAACTTCATTCTAAGTTAGTACGATTAAAAACTAACCATCCAGAACCAGTATTAGCAAAAGAATTGTTTTTAGATGCTAAGGACATATTAGATATGGATACAACATCTGACCTATCTCGTGCTGTTGCTTTCTACGTTGTTAACAAGTGCTCTTTTTCTGGTCTTACTGAATCCAGTTCCTTTAGCAAGCAAGCGTCAGATAGCAATTTCTCGATGCGAGGTATTGATAAACTTCCTGATTACTCCTTGATGATTAAGAAGTGGAAGATTACTAATCTATCTTATGAAGAACTATTTTGCGACAGCAAGTCAACCTTCATCTATCTCGATCCCCCCTATGAGATCGGATCCAATCTATATGGTAAGCGTGGAAGCATGCATAAGGGATTCGACCACGACCAGTTTGCTGCTGATTGTGATCGCTTTATCTCTCATCAACTTGTGTCATACAACTCATCGCAACTGATCCGAGACCGCTTCAAGAAGGAGTGGACAGCTGCTGAATTTGCACATACGTACACCATGCGATCCACGGGGTGCTATAATACAGATCAAGCGTCTCGCAAGGAACTCGTCCTTACCAACTATGAAATGTGAAGTCACCCTCTTTGTAGCAGGTAACGTCTTTAAGGAACAGGTCATTGCTCGTAACTACGAAGAAGCAAAGCAAACTGCTATTGCTAGAAATCCTACCGCTAAGGTTGTTAGTGTAACTGCTAAATTTTAATTAATATGATTGTCCCTATGAGAGTATTAGGCAGTGGTCTTGTGATCATTGCCTACTTTATTATCCTCCATATGAATACAACACTTGGTGTCTTATTGCAGATGGTGGGTGATAGTATTTCAATTCCTTACTTCATAAGGACAAAATCATGGGATGTGGTTATCATGATTACATTCCTACTAGTGATCTCTATATCGCATTTGTTATGAATATCTTTGTTACCGATGAATCACCTTGGCAATCTGCTCAGGTTTTACCTGATAAGCACATCGTCAAGATGCCTCTGGAGACCTGCCAGATGCTCTCTATAGTCGCCTCAGACAAGTGGGGACATGGTTATGGTACATTGCCTAAGAAAGACGGCAACCCCTATGCTACAGAGAAGGGAGCGTTCCGCAATCACCCCTGCACTATCTGGGCAAACGAGAATGTAGCAAACTCTAGATGGTTGCTTGCTCATGGGTTTGCTCTCTGTAGTGAATATGCTGCTCGCTATGCAAAAGTTCATACCTGTTTTACTACACTTCAAGTTGCAGACAAAATCATTCCTGATGTAAGATGGGATGATCACACTCCTTTTGTTCGAGCAATGCCTGAGGAGTATAAATTTGATGATAGTATCACTACTATCGAAGCATACAAAATGTATATCGCATCCAAACCTTGGGTGTCATCTAACTACCTTAAACTACCACATAGAAAACCAGAATGGATAAGCGTAAACTAGGAGACTATCTTTATTCTATCAATCAATCTAAGAAGAACTTGATGGATATTGATCCTGATTGTATTAAAGATTATCCTCCTTATATTGTTAATAAGTGTCTTTCTAGTTTTACTGATAGTATTCTGTTTGCCAATGAAATGAATAAGTTGAATTTTCTTGACAAGAAGATGCAATATGACTTTTACCTAAATAGTTTGAAACCAAGGAAGAGATTTTCTTCGTGGTTAAAAAAGGATAAGTTAGATAACCTTGAATTGGTAAAACGTTATTATGGATATAACCATAGTAAAGCAGAAGCCGCTCTTAGAATCCTAACTAATTCTGATTTGGATCATATTAAAAAATTATTAGATACGGGCGGCATACAATGAATGAAATCGAAATTCAGTGGCAACCATCAGATATGGTAGAGGTGGTTTTAAATGAACCAGATGACTTCCTTAAAGTTCGAGAAACGTTAACACGTATTGGTGTAGCTTCGCGAAGAGATAAGAAACTATATCAATCATGTCATATTTTACATAAACAAGGTAAGTATTATATCGTTCACTTCAAAGAGTTGTTTGCTCTTGATGGAAAGAATACCAATCTTTCATTGAATGATGTTCAACGCAGGAATCGTATTTCACAATTACTATCAGATTGGGGTCTGATTGGTATTGTTGATAAGACTAGAATTGAAGATATTGCCCCATTAAATCAGATCAAAGTTCTTTCTTATAAAGATAAAGGTGATTGGATTCTAGAGTCGAAATATAATATCGGTCGTAAAAAACCAGAAGCATAAATAAATTTGAGACCTTTTCGTGCGGTCTCTACAAAAGTCGGAAACCCTTATAAAGTGATGCGGTGAACACTACATCACTTTTTTTGTGTCTTGATTAAATAGTGTTGGATGCCTTCGGGGTCCATACAAACATCTCGCTTATTTAAGGAGAACACTAATGTCACATACATGGGATCTATACCTACCTCATGCTGTAGGTTTAAATGATATGTTCCATCGATTAGATTCGATGACCAATCATAATAAAAATTACCCCCCGTATAATTTAATCAAACATGACGCCAGTAATTACGAAATTCAAATTGCTCTCGCAGGATTTAAAAGAGAGGAGATTGAAGTATCTACTGAATCAAACATTCTCAAAGTTACCAGCAACACTACAAGACAGGATACTGAAACAGAATACTTACACAAAGGAGTCTCGCGAAGATCATTTGCGAACACTTGGCAACTCGGTGACGATGTTAGAGTTGTGGACGTAACGTTTGAAGATGGTATGCTGGTCGTGAGTTTAGAAAAAATTATTCCAGACCACATGAAACGAACGACTTACGAAGTCAAATAAATATCTGTCACAGGGGGCGTTGCCCCCTTTCTCATTTTATGTTATACTTATAGAAACCAAGCAAAGAATTATGGCTGATCAAATTATTGTGTTTAAGAATGGCGAGCGTGTCATTACAGATCTTCAAGAAGTATTTGAGGGAGAAGAAGAATCGCGTCGTGGAATTTGTTTGCAAATGAGCAATCCCTATGTTCTTGAATTAGTATCTTCTAATGATCCTTCCGGCGGAGATGCTGATCTTCAAGTAAAATTCAGCAAGTGGAATCCTTATTCGGTTGATTATAAATTCCGTGTTCCTTATGATAGTGTCCTAGCAATTGGAGAACCTGATCAAGGTCTTGCTGGAGCATATCGTCAAAAGATTTCTGCTATGGTAGCACAACAGGAAAACGAAATTCCTAAGTGGGAAGAAGGAAAACCTAATCCTAACACTGAGGCACAACTAGCAGAAATTAGTCAGGCAACTTCTAACGCTATTACAGATCCTACTGCAGGCGTTTCTGCTGATACAGATAAGCATCCTATTGCAACTCCATTTGAACAAGAGGAGGACACAGATGCTACAGATTCTGAAGTTTGATGGACATTGGTTGATCGCTGAAATTGAGGAGATTCCTAAATTTCAAAGTGAAGATGGACAATTCACACCTGAAGATCCTTCTCAATATGGACAACCTGATTGTCTACTAAAATATCCCTGTGAGATAAATGGGGATGGAATCATTCCATTTCCTCCTTACAGTGAAGAGCGAGAACTAGTTGTTCGTTCAGAAAACATTACTATTGTTGCTGAACCTGCACCGATGTACTCGGCATTATACTATGATTTGAAAGCAAAGGACGAATGAAGTTTTACACCAGCGTACAACAAGCAGGTAATCGAATCCATGTTCGTGGATATGAAAATGGAAATCAGTTCAGTGATAGAGTTCCTTTCGACCCTACACTATATCTACCCACCCCACAACCTTCACGCTGGAAAACTCTAGATGGAAAAAATGTTCGCCCTGTCAAGCAAGGAACAATTCGTGATGCAAGAAAATTTGTAGAAGATCATAAAGATATTCCTGACTTTGATATCTGTGGACAGACACGATATCTGAATCAATATATTTCTGAAGAATATCCTGATGATCAGATTCAGTTTGATGCTAGTCATATTCGTGTCTTCACACTTGACATTGAGACTGCTGCAGAGAATGGATTCCCAGATATTGAAACTGCTGACCAAGAGATTCTTCTTATCTCTTTAAAGGATAGTAAGACCGGTCGCATCATTGTGTTTGGTCGTTATGCATTTAACAATACACATGATGATGTTGACTACATGCACTTCTCGACAGAAGTTGGTATGTTGCAGGCATTCATTCATCACTGGATTAGTAATTATCCAGATGTGGTTACTGGGTGGAATGTTCAGTTGTTTGATATGACATATATCAGCAAACGTATTGAGCGTGTTCTGGGTGAGCGTGATGCAAAATTGCTATCTCCATGGAAGTCTACATATTGTCGTGAAATTTGGATTAAAGGTCGTAAGCAGATTGCATATGATATATCTGGTGTTGCTACATTAGACTATCTTGAATTGTATCGTAAGTTCACGTATACAAACCAAGCATCATATCGTCTGGATCATATTGCTAGTGTAGAACTTGGCACTAAGAAACTTGATCATAGTGAGTTTGATACCTTTAAAGAGTTCTACACTAAAGACTGGCAGAAGTTTGTAGAATACAACATCATTGACGTTCGCCTGGTTGATCAGTTGGATGACAAGATGAAGTTACTAGAACTTGCCTTTACCATGGCATATGATGCTAAGGTAAACTTTGAAGATATATTTTCACAGGTTCGCATGTGGGATAACTATATTTACATCGAGTTGTTAAAGCGCAATATTGCGATTCCTCCAAAGAAAGAAGCAAGAAAAGATTCCAAGTATGGTGGTGCGTATGTTAAGCAACCTAAACCAGGTTTTTACGACTGGGTTGTGTCTTTCGACCTTAATAGTTTGTACCCTCATCTTATCATGCA